GCCCCGCCCACGGCGGCATTATGTTCGGCGGTGCGGTAGCCGCTGGTGATATGTACCGGTTTGCCGAAGTGCTCCCGGATGCACTGTAGCACCACCACCAGCTCGTCGTCGATGAGGACGACGTCGCTGCCCTTGCAGGCAAACTCGCGGACACGGAAGCTGGGCGAAAGCTGCCGGGTGGAGTCGCGGGCCATGGAATATTCTCTGATGGACATTTCAAATTCTTTCTCCTCCTGGGCTCCCCTATTAGGGAAGCTGGCGCGAAGCGCCTGAGAGGTTTAATACTTCTTCCCGCAGATCTCCTCGAAATCCGCCTTCGAGATAATGCCCTTGCGGACATACACCCGCAGCATCGCCTCAGAGATACGGCCCTGCGTCCAGCGCTCGGTCAGTCTTTCCTTGTTGCTCATAACTTCGTTCTCCTTTCTCATTCTGCGTCCGGCAGGCTCAGCGCCACCATGTCTTCCAGAGCATCCGCAATGCGGGTCTGGTCGGAGACGCCGGCGTCTGCCATGGGAGGGTTATCCTCGAACGCCTCGATGGCGGCCAGATAGTCCTCGTCGGTGGTGCAGGCACTGAAATCGCAGCCCGCCTTGCGGTAACGCTCCACCTCATCGTCGAAGACCAGTGCGACGCTGCCGTTGATGATGCCGCCGCCCACGATCATCTTGGTGTAGCGGCCCCACTGGTAACGGTCCAGCCACTGCTCAGCGGTAAGCTTCTCGCCCACCGGGGTGATGACGTCAGATTTGTTGTCGTAAATTTTGTATCGTGCCATTTTGATTTCTCCTTTTCTTTTATGCGGTGTAGACTTCGACGGAATCGTAAGCGGTGTCACTCTTTTCACTGGAATGCCCGCCTGCAAACAAAGCGTAGTCCCCGATGGTCGCAGCACCCATGTCATAGCCCGTCATGCTGGTGCCGATGCTGCTCCGGGTCAGAGATGCGTCGCAGAAATCTGCCACTCCACCTCCTGAAAAGATGGCGTAGTCTCCGACCGTCGTCGCAGCCAGACCCGTCCGCGCCGTGCTCAGGATGGCGGCAGACGTTTTGGTGAGGGAGGCATCGTAGATGTCTGCGGAGGCAGTGTTGCCCACAAATATTGCGTGGTTCCCGACAGTTGCAGCGGCGCTGTTGTTTTTCGTGCTGCTCAGAGCGGTCGCGGTGGTGCGGGTGAGCGAAGCATTGTAGGCGTCCACTGTCGTACAAAAACTACCGGCTCTTCCGCCAGCGAACAGTGCGTAATTGCCTGCGCTTGCGCCTTTCACATTCGCTCGTGCAACACTCAACAAAGGTGCTGTCGTGAAGGTGAGTGAGGGATCGTACGCCAGCACATCGCTCGTCACGTTATCTTTATTTATTTGACTGTAGACCGTCCCACCTGCGAACAGCGCGTAGTTTCCGACGGCTGCACCTCCGATCGCGACTGTGGCGCCTATTATGTGGGCGGCACTGCGGGTCAGAGAGGCATCGTATGCATCCACAGCGCTCACGAGATTTTCATAAAAGCCCAATAGATTATATGACGATGCACCGCCAGCAAACAGCGCATAGCCGCCGACAGATGCCGCCGCATGACCGCACCGTTTGCAGCTCAGCTCTGTCGGTGTGCTCTTCGTAAGGGAGGTATTGTAGGCATCCACGGAACTGCTGACGCTGTAGCCAAAAGAGGACTTGGAGATATATCCACCCGCAAACAAAGCGTATTTGCCGACGGTCGCGGCCCGCATATCATACCGTGTAGTGCTCAGCGCCGTAGCCATCCCGACCTTTTCCAGCTCTGCACTGTAGCACAGCCTCGCCTTGCCTCCGACACCGATGTACATCTTCTTGACCTTGCGGGCCTTACCGCCGATGCCGATGTAGGCTTTTTTCATCTTGCGGGCTTTGCTGCCAACGCCCACATAAACTGCTTTTGCCATTTTGAAGTTTCACCTCCTTACACGTACACGATGAGCACCTTGTTGGTGGTCAATGCGCTTCCCGCCCCCGGGTCGGTGGTCTGGGCGGCAAAAGTCAGGCCGTTGACCGAGTTGGCCGTGCCGCCCGCAGAGCCGGAACCGGCGTAGTTGTGGGTGTGGGAACTGTTGGCTTTGCCGTTGAGTTTGGTGTTCATCTCGCTCTCGGTGTAGTACCGGTCGTCGTGGGTATGGCTGGACGCCGCCTTGCCGTCCACGAGGCCTTTCAGCACCTTACCCTGATTTGCGCTCAGACTCTGGTCGGTGGCCGTGCTGGTCAGGTTGTCCTGCACCCCGCGCCAGGTGTTGGCGGTGGGCGGCGTATAGCCCAGGGCCTCCGTCACGTTGACTTTGGTGATACTGATGGTGCCGCCGGAGTTCGTGATGTTGCTGCCGGTCTTCACGCCGCCAAGGACGCTGGCCGTTGCTGTCGGCAGCGTGTAACCGCTCACACTGCCGCCGACCGATATGGGACCCCATGCCATAGGTCCATCCCTCCTATTTCACAATGTAATAAACTGCCGTGATGGCAGCTGTCGGCGTCTGCTGCGCTCGCAGCCGCAGTTTTCCTGCAAAGCTTTCGGTCGATGTGAGCCCTGCCGTCAGGGCGGTCTTTGCACAGGTCGGTGCTACCACTACGGCCACACAGTCGTTTGCCGTCAGGCCGGACACCGGGATGTCCAGATAATACGGACATCCCGCAGTGCTGTCGCTCGACCAGCCGCTGGCCGGGATGGTCAAAGACATGATGTTCACCTTATCTGCCTTTGTCTTTCCCATCTCTTCGATGCTCTTGGAGGCCGTCTGAGCCACCAGCGCGATCCTGTCCAGCAGCCGGTCCACGGCTTCCTTCAGATGAGCAAGCGTTATCCCCATCTTGTCCTCCTTTAAGAGCCAAACAGTTCATCCAGCATCGCGTTCACTTCGGTGTCGGTCGCCATGCTGGCGGTGATGCGGGCGTCCATGGTCTTTTCCATGTTGGTCACTTTCTGCTTGTCCGCGCTGGTGTAGTCGTTGGTCGAGAGGCCCTTGCCGGCTTCCTTCTGGACATAGCCGCTCAGATCCACTTTCCAGTCGCCCATCTTTTCCAGCACGCCGTCGATGACCATGTACTCGTCGTACTTGTCGGAGGTACCAGCAGTACCCTTCGGGACCATGTAGATGTACTGTGCAGCGTCTGCCGCCTTCAGGTCGATGTCCCCGGTCGAGGCGACGCTCTTGCGCTTCAGGTGGTCTGCCGCAGCGACAGCTTTGTTGATGGCGGCGGAGACTTCCGTCTCCGTCTGATATTTCTTGTCGTTCGTCAGGTCGCCCACCTTGGTGGGAGCATTGGTCTCCAGCGCAGATACGCGCTGGCCGAGACCGTCCGTCACATTCTTCTGGCGGCGGCCCAGCTCCTGCAGGTCGCGCAGCGCGGGGATACGGGTCAAATCATAACTAGCCATGTGTTTTTTCCTCTCTTTCTTTTATCCATTAAAAATTTCGTCAAGCATCCTCTGCACTTCTTCAGCGGATGCCTGCTGCATCGATGCCGTTCCCTTTGCAAACAGCGTTACAAAGGCACGGATGTTCACCTTCGGGGGGATGGCAGCGTAGAACCGCACACCGCCCTCCACGGTCTGAAGCACAGTCGCAAGGTTTGCTTTTTCGACCTCTCCGGCCGTGTCCAGCGTCAGGGTCCCCATCGGGACGTAAGAGCTGTCGCACCCATCGATGGCCACGTCGCAGCTGTACCAGTACCGTCCTACGGACTTGGTCATCTCTTTCCAGCCCGCCGCCGGGATGGTCAAATCATAGCTGCGGTAGTAGCCGCCGGTGTAGTCTCGCAGCGTGTCGGTCACGAGATCCTGTACGCCGTCGTAGTAGCCCTGGATGTCCTGAGCTGTCTTCTTTGCCTCGGCGGCAGAACTGGCCGCATCCGTTGCCGACTGGGCAGCGCGGGCGGCTGCCCCTGCTGCGGCATCTTTCACTTCCTTTACCGCGCTGTCCTTTACTTCCTGAATGGCCTTTTCGGTTTTTTCCTTTGCGGCGTCTGCGGCAGCATCCGCAGCCGCAGACGCCGCCGGGCCGGCTGATGCCTCCACATTGTTCAGTGCATCCGTCTCGGCTTTGCGTATCTCCGTTACAGCCGAGTCTTTTGCGCCGATGGTGTTTTCATATGCTTCATTGGCCTTTGCAGCGCTCTGTCTGGCGTCCTTTCCGGCCTGCCACGCCTCGTCCTTTGCCTGCTCCACGAGGGCTACCAGCTGTTGCCATGCAGGCACCGGCGGTTCGGGGATGTCCCCCATCGTGCCGCTGTTCATGGCCACGCTGTACTTGATGTCCGCGCTGGTCAGGGTGCGGGTTCCGTCGCTTCCCTCAAAGACGAGCCTGCCGCACCCGGGTGTAGAGGTCACGATGGCGGGTACTTCTATTTTTCCGTCCTCCACGAGCGACGAAAACAGCATTCCCCGCTCTGTGTGCCACAGCGCCCGGATGGTCATTCCCTCCCACTCGCCGGTCTGGGTGATGTTCAGCCGGTATATCCCCCGGTTCCTGCTATAGCCCAGACGCAGCTGGTTGTCACAGCCCGATGTCCGCGCCGAACCCGTCGAGGCGAGGGAGATATTGCGTTCTATCATCAGGAACTCTCCTTCCAGAGCTTTTTCAGCTCATCCACCGCGGGCTGCATCTCGCTGTTTTTGTTCGCCGCCAGCTGCAATATCTGCACCAGCAGCTTTTTCTCTGCGCCAGTCAGCGACGTTCCCTGCATCTCTCCCTCCGCCATCTTCTGTGCCTGCTGGGCGCTGACTGCAGCGGAGTCCGCGCTTTCGCGGGTGTTCTTTACGGCTTCCAGCATCCGCGCCGTCAGGGCGTCCAGTGCATTATCCGTGCTCATTCTTCTCTCACCTCCACGATATTTCCCTTTGCGTCGATAACGGTATTTCCCGGCAGTGTAAAACAGGGGTGCGTCCAGCACTTGTAAAGGTCAGGCCAGCTCATGTTTTCCGGTTCGTTCACCTTGTATCCGCCCCAGTCCAGCTTATCCGGTGCCGTCAGCATCTGCGCCCACACCGCTTCAGCGCACTTGTACAGATACTCTTTCAGCGCACTTCCGGTCAGGCCGCTGCCGTAGTCGTTCAGTACCGGCGTCCGGGTCCAGAGGCAGAAATGGAAATAAGTGTTCGGTACGCTCCCCGCCGTTTCGGCATCCGCCGCCAGCAGCGCCAGAGCAAGCTTCTTTGCATCGGCAAAGGTCGAGCCTTCCAGGTGGTAGTATTTCGGGCTGCTGGCCGAAGTGTATCCGTATGACTCGAATCCGAACTCATAGCACGAGGGCAAAAAGACCTTCCGGCTCAGCGTGGTCACCGTGTGGCTTCCTGTATAGCTGCTGCCGCTTCCGGAGTAGCCGGGCGTGTAGTAAAATTTCGTCTCCGTCAGAATGTCTTTCAGCGCCTGTGGGGCGTCCTTCAGGTATTCGCTGTTCAGGTAGACGTCAATCAGGCTGTCGGCATACGTACACCATGTTGTGTTCCATTTTTCCCGGTGATACCGTGCCGCCGGGCAAGGAGCGTCCGGCCTTCGCCGTTCAGCTCTTTCTCGTAGTCCTGCGCTATGACCACGAATTCTTCCGCCGCTGCCCCGTCCTTTTCCACCAGTTTTGTCACCGCTCCCACCGCCAGTTTATTCAGCATCGGGAGCTTCGCCTCTGCCGTTATGACGATGTTGCCCGTCACATCGGGGATGGAGACGGTCATCTTTTTCTCGTTCCATACGGTGGCTGTCACGTCTTCGCCGCCCATCGTTACCTTGATGGACATGAGCCAGTATCCCTCGTTCAGCGTCAGAGCCGCGGTGTACGCCTTGCCGCTCTGGACAACCACATCCGCCCGGCTCGTGCTCAGCCCGTTCAGCCGGTTGGATACCGCATACATCACGATGGCAGGTTCATCCCCGCCGCTCTGTCCATTCTTTTCCACCGTGGCGCTGCACACGGCGCTCTTTCCTCCGGCGGCAGCAGTAATGATGCAGCTGCCGTCCTTCAGGGCTGCCAGCGTGTTCACGGCCTTTCCGTTTTCTACGGCGGTCGTCTGGTCTTTCATCACGGCCAGCGCCGCATTGTTCGTTGTCCAGCTCACCGCTGTCACGGTGGACTGGGTCGGCGTCAGAGTCGCGGTCAGAGTCACAGACTCGCCCTGTTTCAGCTTTACGGACGGTTTGTCCAGCGCCAGCTTTTCCAGCGATACAGCCACCGACCGCACTCTGCGCTGTGCCAGCTTTCCGCCTGCGATGGCCGTCAGGAGCGCTGTGCCGCCTTTCACGGCGGTCAGAGTATTTTCCCGGAGCTGCACGATGCCTTCCGGTTCGGCCATCCACTCCACGGTCTGAGGTGCGCTTCCGGGCAGCACCGTGGCTTTCAGGGGGCAGGACTCTCCCACTTTTATGCTCAGCTCTTTGCTGTCCAGCCGGATGCTCTCCACTGCCACCGGCTCTGCCTGCTCCGGCGGGGGGCTGTTCCAGCGCTGCTTCAGCTGCGCTATCATGTCCCATGCGCTGGCGTCGGAGTAACGCATTCCGCTCAGCGCTTCAAGCAGCAGCGCGTGTTCCTTTGCAGCGCATCGGTCGGCCACCCATTGCCGGTATCGGGCGGCTCTCTGTGCTTCCAGCGCTGCCCGGGCTTCCTGCTCAAGCACCAGCTGTAAATATTGATACCGCAGCGGCATCGCCGGTCCGTCTGCGCCAGTTCCCTCGCCGTTTTCCAGCGTCTGGTAGCACACATATTTCCCGGGCATGGTCATCTCGCGCCGGCCTTCGCCGTCCGTGGCCATCAGCATCCAGAGGCCCTGCCGCGCCGTCGTGAAACGCCCATCCACCGGAGCGTTATTATTTCCATCCAGCAGCATCGGCTGCGGCACCGTCCCGCCCTCCTGCTCGATGTGCAGCGTCACGGCCATGCCGGCCCATGTCTCCGGCAGCACGAACTCAAGCTTTTCCACGTATACGGCGCCCACGCCGCCCAGGTACAGCGTCTCCGGCTCCGCCCGCCAGCCTGTCCCGCAAAAATGGTCCTTCACTACTCTTACTTTCACTTTGAAGCTCCTTCCTTTGAGAAAGGCTCCCCTCGCTAGGGGAGCTGCTTTGCAGCGCCGCCGTCAGGCGGACTGCAAAGCTGAGAGGGTTCCTTCCGGTCCGCTGCCGCTCTCAGTAGAGCAAGCACTCTATAAAAAGCCTACCACGTCCCCCGCAGCAAAACTACTGCGGACTTATTCATACAAACAAAAAGAGCAGGCGCCCTGGTTCATTACCAGAGCGTCTGCTCTTATCTTATTTCACCCCCTCCCACCAGTTCTTCTCGTCCTTCGCCTTCTCGGCCTTCTTGTCCGCAGCGCTTAACCACTGTGCAAAGTTCTTTTCTTCGTACAGCGGGTTCCCATCTGCGTCCTCGAGGGCCAGCAGTTTCTTCTCCAGCTTCTCCCGGTCCCGGTCGCTTCCAGCCAGATACTCTTCCTTCACGCTCTCCGTGATCTTGCTCTTGATGCTGCCCTTGTCCTTGCCTGCGGTCATCAGGCGGTCAAGCTCCTCCTGCGCGTCCTCCGCCCGGCCATTTTTCACTTCGTCCAGAAGGTCAGCGTACACGCTGGCGTCCTTGTCCCGGCCCTTTTCGGCCAGCAGCAACTCGTTGGCCTTCTCGTTCACAGCGCCGGTCACGATGTTGGCCAGCTCCGTCCGCCGGGCAGAGTCTTTGCTTCCCACGTCCAGTCCGTCCAGCAGCTTCCTGAAGGCCGCTTTCCGTGCCGTCTCCGCCGCTTTCTCCTTGCCCGCGTTCTGGGCCTTGGCCGCTTCCAGAATATCTTCGTCGTACTTCTTCAGCCGGGTCTTGAGCTGGCTGTCCACCTTGTCCGTCTTGCCCATCTGCTCCAGCTTCTTCATCGCCGCCGCAGCTTCCTCCCGGTCCCCGCTCTGGATAGCGTTGTACAGCCGGTCGTACTGCCCGGTGGCCGAAGCCGGGAGGCCGTTTATTGAGAAAGCTTTTCCGTACTCGCCTTTGGTCGCACCATAAACTATATTCTCGCCCCAGCCCCAAATCGCAGTTGCCAGATTGAATGCGTTCTGTGCAGGCAATCCCACCAATGTTCCAGAGTCTTTTATTACTGTAAGAGCACACTTTTTCAACTTTCCGTGATGTTTTTCCAGTTCCTCCTCATCCATTTCGCTCGTATCCTTAGCCAGCTCATGACTGAACTTCGCTGCATCTTCTGCCGCATCGTTCGCTCCGGCCAAATTCGAGATGCTGATGACATCGTAATCTGTATCGTGGATGACATTGTCAACGAAGCTGTATATTTCCGAGCCTCCCATTGCATATCCTGCTACCGCTTGCACACAAACAACTCCATATCGTTTTAACAGACTCCAACCCGTCACATCACCATTCTTGTCCTGCTCTCTGTCCCATCGCCGCAGAAGAAAATCCGAAATGATTTTCATTGCTGCAAACACAGCCGTCTGCACCGCTTGACTCGACAGCGCACGCCCCAGGTCCCGCTTGGCCCGCTGCACCTCAGCTTTGTTCTCGGCGCTCTGGTCGGCGACATACCGTGCCTTCTGAGCCTTGTAGTCGCCCACGGCGTCGGCCAGGATGCCGTAGTTCTGAAAGCGCTGGGTGGTAAACATGGTCAATCCTCGCACAACATCGCTGTCATTGCGCTGGATGCCCGCCCGCTGCATTGCGGTGTAGTTGGGCTGGGTCTCCTCGATGACCCGCTGGTACATCTTGTTCACGGCTTCCCAGTAGGCTTCGCTGCCCTTCTCCGCGGCACCCTCGCTGAATTCTGCTGTATGGTGCTCCACATACCGCTTCGCGCCCTCCCACAGCGCCGCCACCGTGATCTCGTCCATGCCGGTGATCCAGCCGGTCAGATGAGGCATTTTACTCATGGTTTCTTTTACAAGTCCCATGTTTGCGCCCACAGAAGAGAGCTCGCCTTGCTTTGTTCCCCGCAGTCGGTATTGCAGCAGGGCGTCTCCGTGCTGGCGTATCTCTGCTTCCACCGCGGCCCGCTGTTTGCCCGAGAAATTCTTCACGAAGGGCAGCACCGCCGCCATAGTGTCCGTTCCCAGCACAGCGCCCGCCGTGGGCAGGCTGGCCGCCTGCGCGATGGCCACGCCCGGGTTCAGAGTCAACACAGCCCCCGCATACAAGCCGCGTCCAGCCGTAAGCATAGGTGTCAGAAATGTTTTACGACTTATCTTTTTCACCTGTTGCAAATCGGTCAATAGTTCGTCGATGTAGCTTACTGCATCCGCGCCCCATTTATCTTTGATGATTTTATTCTTCAGCACACCGATGCCCTCTGCCGTCTCCACGGTGCTGTTCAGCACCCGCTGCACGTCCCGGATGGGGGCCGCAAGGCCCGCATAGGCCGCCGTGTCCCGCAGGCTCCGCTTTACCACGTTCTGGCACTCTTCCAGCAAAATGGGCTTGTCGCTCTTCACGCGCTCCTTCAAAAAGCCCCTGCCCTCGATGGTGGCATCCATCTTCACGCCCTCGATTTCCGTCGCCAGCGTGCTCCGGTCTACCGCGATGGGGTAGGAGTTCTTCACTGTGGCCCGGTCGTAGCCCAGCAGCTTCATGCTGGTCTCGTTGATGAGGTTCGTGGTGTACCGCCCGAAAAAGTCCTCCATGTCCTTGCACCAGTTTCGGTCATAGTCCGTCATGGCGTCCTGTACCGTCTGCAAAATGGTGTCGGCCATCGGGACACCGTCGGCGTTCACCAGCGTCCCCAGCATCACGGTCTGGCTGCGCTGGTAGGCTCTCTCGATGTTGCCCTTGGCGTACTGGGCAGCGTCCGGCAGGGTCAGTCCACCGGTCATCAGGTGGTGGCGGCTGTCCTCGTTGCGCAGCAGCATGTACAGGCTGCACAGCTGTGCGTGGTTCAGCGGCACGGCATTGCCCTTGCTGTCCTTCAATCCGATGTCCACCAGCTCCGCCCCCGGCCCGGCAAAAGCTTCCACCTCTTTCAGGTGTTCCTTGCCGGTCACGTTGGCAAACAGGCTTTCGCCTTCCACGAGGATCTCCGTCTGTCGCCGCTGGCCGTCGTTCAGCATCTGCCCCAGCTTCTCCATCTGTCCGTTTTTGGTGTAGCCGCCCAGACGCCGGAACATTCTCGTGCCGCCCAGCATGTCCAGCTGGTAGCGGTTCATCGCGCCCTTCGCCTTTTCAAATTTCTCTCCGAAGCCGTTGCCCTCCGAGTTCAGCACCTCGCGGGCGGCCTTCATGGCCATGCCGTCCACTTCTTCTGCTCTCGCAAGGCTCAGGGTCTTGTTCTCGGTCCGGATGATGTGCAGCGTGCTGGCCGTAATGGCCTTCAGCATCCGCAGCTAGTCTACCGTCATGGGTAGATAGGTGCGGTTCTCAGTCTCCCGGATGCGCTGGCGCAGCCGGTCCCGCAGCTGTTCCGATTTGTCGCTGTCGGGTAGAGCTGCAGTCTCCTCTAATTGCTGTTTCAGACGGGCAATTTTCTCGTCCTTGCTGTCCATCAGGCTCGTCCGCAGCGCCGCTATCATATTCGGCACACCGGTTTTCTCCCAGTCGTAGGCAATGCTGCTCGGGTTTTCCTTTGTACCCATCGTTTTGCTGATAGCATTTTCCAACCGCGTCAGGCTCTTCACTGCCGTTTCATTCAGCACCGCCATGTCCGCCAGCTTCGCCACCTCGGCGGCCTGCACGATGAGGCTCTTCTGCACATATTTCCCGGGCTTCGGCCGCAGCACCATCTGGTTGAGCTGGGCAGCATTGTTCCGGATGCTCCGTTTCAGTTCGTCCGCCTTCCGTCCTTCCCGGGCTTTCTGTACCCGCTTTTCGGCCAGTGCCTTTGCCACGGCTACGTCCTCGTCCCGCTGCTGCCGGGCCGTTTCAATGGCAATGGCATTCCGCTGGGCCTGCTTTTCCTGCCACGCTTCGGCCTTGCGCTGGTTCTCGGCCTCCCACTCCATGATCTCGTTTTCCTGTACCAGCAGCTGATGCTCCGCCCGGTCGGCTCTCCGCTGCTCTCCGGCCACCTGCCGGGAAAGGTCGTTGATCTGGGAGCGCAGCTGTCGGCGCTCCAGCTTTATCTCGTCCAGCATCTCCTGCCGGGCCTGCTTCATCCGGTTCTTTTCGGCCTTCCATTCCCGCTCGTAGGCTTCCCGCAGAGCGGTCATCTTCTCGTCGAGACCCGCTGCTGTGCTCACCTGTGCGCCCAGCGTTTCCAGATTCTCGTTGAGCTGTCGTTCTGCCCGGCTCACGCTCTTGACCTCGGCGCTCTGGCTGCGGCTGTTTTCCCGCATCCGGTCGGCAAAAGCCTTCCGCTGGGTTTGCTGCACGCTCTTCAGCCCCTTCGTCACCTCAGCCGCACGCTCCTCGCTTCCGGCGGCCATTGCGGCCACTTCACGGTTGTGCTTTAAAATGCCCTCGAACACCGCCTCGGCGTCGGTCATCTCCGGGTGGCTCATGATGTCGCCGATCATCCGGCCCGCCAGCTCCACCTTGGCGTCCTCGTATTCGGCCACGTCCGCAAACCGGCTCATCATCCGGGGCTTGATGGTGTCGTGTACGTTCATCAGCACGTCGAGCCATTCCGTGCTCTCCATGCTGGCTGCGCCCGCCACCCCCGCTTCCTGTGCCGCCGAGCGGAAGAGCGCTGCCGCGCTCTCCTTCACGCCGCCCACGGCCCGGGTGTCGTTCACGATGGCCTCGTACTGTTCCGCCGGGTTACCGTCCCGGTATCCCTCCGCCTGCCGCAGCTTCACGCCGTGGCGCCGGGCCTCGGCCACCGCCTCTGTCCAGCTTCCGTACCGCTTCACAAGCTCGGCCTTGGCCTTGCCGTTCTTGTCTACCGTGTAGGTCAGGTCATGCAGGTCGGGATACTGGTTCCAAAGCTCCGTGTTCCGGTAGGTCGCCTCATCCAGCACTTCGCCTGCCAGCGTCTCGGCCAGTCCCTGCGCCTTGGCCATGTCCGCGCCCTCCGAGCGCAGATACTCCACCAGCGCCCGCGTCTCGTTTGCCAGCTTCGTCCGGTCGGCCCGGCTGCCGTTGGTCTTCGTCCATCGGATGGCGAGGCTCTCGAGGGCAGCGTCCGAGAGCCGGGTGTTCTTCGTCAGGCCGAAGAACTGGTTCAGGGTGTCAAAGGCCGCTGCCTTTTCCGCCAGTACCCGGCTTGCCTGCCGCTGCTGGTTCTGCTTTGCCTCCCGGTCGGCCTGTTCGGCCAGCTGAAAGCGGGTGGTTTTCTTCACAGGCTCGTTGGTTCTCTTGCTTTCGTCGGAGGTTTGTGCTATACTTTGTTTAGAGGCCTTCGGCAATCTACTCCTTGAATCTTCGGATTCTACGTGGGTACCACCGGAGGCTTCTATTTCTGTAAACGGCACACCTTCCATCTTGACGTTTTGCCCATGATAGGATATACTACCCATAGAACCATAGCGTTGCAGTTCGCTAGGCATTTGGAAGCCTAGTGTCCTAAGTAACGCTGTGGTTCTCTTTTTGTTTTCAGAGGTATACAGCACTTCGCTGTTCCTCACAAATCTCACAGGGTCGTTATCCTTGGTATAAGCACTGGTTGCTTTCTGCATATCCTGGATCACGATTCGGTTTTCTACTGGCTGAAGATCCAGCACGCACAGTACGGGTCTGCCATCCTGCGCTTTCACGCTTCCAAACAAAACCAGTCTGGTATTCTGTGAACCGGCACGTCCTTTATTCCGGCTGGAAAGCACCAGAATGGGGTCATCCAAAATTTCCGGGATGCGCTTGATCTCGTTCAACGTCATTTCCGGGTGTTGTTCCAGGATCAGGCTGATTTTATCGCCTTTCATGTAGATGTCATTTTCTCGTGCGCCCAGTCCCTGCAAGGCTTCCGCCGTGCTTCCCAGTACAAAGATTTCCCGGCTGTTTCGTCCGTCACGGTTCCACTCGTCAATGTCCTGTGCATAGCTCGGGTTAATGGAATATCTCACGCCCCGTCCTTCCGCCGCGCTCTCAGTTCTGAGGGCTGCGGCGTTTTCTTTTGCCGCCCGCAGGTTGTCCATGGCCTTTTCTGCGTGGGCGAAATACTCGTCCTGTAAGGTGCGCTTTTCGGCCTCGGCCAGACGCTTCGCCTTCAGGGCGGCGCGGTCGTCCGGGTCTGCGGTCAGCACTTCCTTTGCCCGGCCGATAAGCGTGTCCAGCATCTGCCGCACCTGCTCCATCACCTTGTGGATGGCGCCGCTCTTGCCTGCGTTCTTCTCTGCCTGCCCGCGCTGGAACGTCACCCAGCGCTTGAAGCTCTCCTCGCTGTCAAAGATGCCCCGCCATGCGTCGGCCACCAGCTCCTCCGCTGCCTGCTCATAGGTCAGGCTCTGGGCGCTGTAATCCCGCAGTTTCGCCCGGATCATCTCGTCCAGGCTTTCGTAGCCGTTGTTCTTCGCCAGATATTCCAGCGCGTGCTCCTGCAAAGTCCTTGCGCCCTCGGCATCCAGTGCATTATACCAGTGGTAGTCCTCGTGCAGCACCGTGCCGAAGATGTCCTGCGCACTGTCGCCGAAGAAGATGCGGGCCGTCTCGGTATCCACATAGGCTCTGACGCTTCGGTCGTTTTGCAGCACATTGTACAGGATAGCATCCGTGCCGGTGGCCGCCGCGTTCAGGCTGATGATCTGGCTGGCCGGGTCGCTCTCCTGCCGCATCGTACCCTTGGCGTATACCTCGCCCCTGCCGCTGGTGCTCTCGCTGCCAAGCGCGCCGCCCAGTTCGGTCATCTTTTCGGCATACAGCATCCGTTCTCCCTTGCCCTGGGTGTAGGCGATCTCGAGGGCCGTCCGTCCGGCGTCGGTGCTCAGGATGTAGTTGATGTCTGCCGCCGTGCCGCTCATACTGCCCGCCAGCTCCAGCGCCTGTGCAAAGGTGTCTGCGCCGCTCCGGCCCAGCCGGTACAGCGGCGACGCTGCGGCCGCGTACCGGTCGGCGTCCACCCTGTCCGGCATATTTTTGCTGATGGTCTCGGCTGCCTTGTCCGTCACCCGCCAGCCTTCCAGCGCCCGCTGCACCTCGGCCTCCCGCTGGGTCTTCGGCGCTTCCGGCCGGAGTCCCAGAGTCTCCCGCAGCGGGGCGTTCTCGTAGCCGTCGGTTTCAGCTGCGGCGGCAGCCGCTTCACGCACGTTGTCCGGCGCAGCCGTTTCCGGCATGGCATCGGCGGTTTCTGCGGGAGCATCCTGTACTGTCTGCGGCACACTCGCAGCTTCGCTGGGCAGCTCTGCACTCTGTACAGCAGGCGCAGCTTCGCTTTTCACGTTCTGCTGCGCTGCAATATCTCGCAGCATTCGGCGGGTCGCGCCCGCAGTGTCGGGCAGCGTCACGCCGTAAGCCTGCTCAAAAGCCGCACGGTTTTCCCGGTTCTCGGCGTTCGGCGTAAACAGCCCGATGGTCTTGCCCGTCAGGCTGTCGCTCGCCGCCACTTCGGCAAACTGCCGCACCGCCGGGTTTTCCGACTGCGCAGCAGCCTCGTTTACGCTGCTGTTTACTCCTTCCGTCTGCGCCTGCGGCGCATCCGCCCGCTGCATACTTTCAGTGGAGTTCCCTTTAAAAAAGGCGCTTTGCGCCCGTGTTGCGGCTCCCAGCGTCTGCTTCGCTGTCGCTTGCATCCTGCTGGCCGCTGCCCCAACAGCTCCTCCCTGTTTCGGCCACTGGCCGCGGTCGTCGCCGTTGCCCCTTTTAAGGGGAGCTGTCGCGTCAGCGACTGAGAGGTCCTGCCCTGCCAGCGCTCTATCAGCAGAGCTATCCGCAGCCGACTGAGAGGGCTCTGCCGCCCGGGCCTCCCACTCCTTCTGCTGGGCAGCGGCCCGCTTCATCCGGTCCGTCCGGTCGTAACGCTCCGCCTCCCTGTCCAGCGCTTCGCTCATGCTGTGCAGCCCTGAGCCCACAGCGCCGCCCAGCGCGCCGGATGCGCCGCCGGAGAGTCCGCTTTCCAGCGCGGTGAGGAAGGTGTCTTTGCTGAAGAGGTTCTTTGCTGCCTCGCTGTCCCCCAGCGCAGCGTCGATGGCCATGTCGGCATAGGTCTCCGCAAAGGCCTGCATCGAGTTGTCGATGCCGCCCGAGATGGCCGCAGCCACCGCCGGGTACCGCTGCGCCAGCTCCGAGCTGCCCGCCAGCCCCTGCACCCAGTCCGCGATCTGCCCCGCCAGTGTGTCCTTCGCGTAGTCCGAGCCCATGGTCTTTGCAAGGTCGGCTGCGCCCACCGAGTTGATGGCCCATCCCGCGCCAAACTTGGCGAGGCCGCCGCCCAATGCCTTACCGGCGCTCTCGCCCTTCTCTGCGCTCTGGCCCATGGCCTCTGCCGCTCCCTGTGCGCTCAGGATGGGCAGCACTGCCGCCGGGTTCACGCCCGCCACGGCCAGGTTCTCCGCTGCGCTGGTCACGGCCCCCGCCACGGCCCGCTGGGTCGGGCTCAGGCCGCTCTGGGCCGCAGCCGTCAGCTTCTGCCCGCGGTCATAGAGCTGGTAGCCCACGCTCTGGTTCTTGTCGATGCCGTCGCTCACTTCCAGCCCAGCCAGCCGCTGGCGCATCTCCCGGATCTCCTTGGAGTTGTACCCCATCGAGATAAGCTCCCGGTTCCGGCTCTCCGGCCAGGTGGGGTTATAATCCATGTCCACGTCGGTCAAAAGGTCAAAAAGACTCTGGGCGTGTTCGTCGCCCTTTACCTCCTGCTCCACCTGTTTCCAGTTCTTCAGGGTGGCGTCGATGTTCTTTCCCGCCTGTACGCCGTACTCCGCGCCCAGCACCGGGGCAGCGGCCACCGTGTCTCCGATGCCGCCGATGGCGTTCGCCGCCCGGCGCACGCCCCGCTGCCATGCGGGGATGGCGTCCAGCGCAGCGTTCATCTTCCGGGCCTCGTCGATCTGCGCCTGTGTCCAGCCGCCCTTCTTGATCAGGTCGGCGTCCGTGTACGCGCCGTGGGTGTTATCCACCCGGCGCACCGCGTCGGCCAGATTCTTGTTGTCCCCGGTGTCCATCCACTGGTTGATCCGGTCAAACTCGTCCGGTACGCTGTCCTTGGCAAAGCCGGCTCTCAGCTCCTGCGCCGGGCCGCTGCCGTAGGCCATGGCCCCGCTGCCCACGTTCTCCAGCACGTTCCCGCTCTTCGCAGGTACGCCCCACTTCTGCCCCATGTCCAGCGCCATTTCAGTGGGGCTTCCTTTGAGAATGGCTCCCCTGACAGGGGAGCTCCGTTCTCGCGCGGCGTCAGCCGACGGGAACGGTGAGAGGTTTTCTTTCCGCCCGCTGCGCGCCTGAGAGGGCTCGTTCCTCGCATCCACCTCCCCTATGTCGCTTATGTGCCGCTCGGTGTACTGCTGTAAGGCTTTGGCCCGGGTGATGTCCGGGTCAGTCTTCTTTGCCGCCTGTTCTTTCGTATCTGCCCTCTGGCTGTTCGTTCCCTTTGCCAGCGCTGCAATATCATTCGCTGTCCATTTTTTCTGGTTGTTGCTTCCCTGCGCCAGCCTGTTAATATCTGCTGCCGTCCAAGCCATGTTTGTTGTCCTCCCGGTCTCTCGTTCTCATTCAAAAACGTATCTTGCGGTCAAAGCCCCGCACGGTTGAAAATCTCGGCAATTTCTTCGTTGCTGTATCCCTCGTGCTGAAGCTTTACCGTAATGGCACTGCCGTTCATGCCACGCTGCGCATAACCCGCCACACGGTTCAGCACGTCATCCGAGATGTTCTGTTTCTCACTGTTCGTCCCGGTTCCCCACTTGTTTGCCGGGTCTCCTTTCCAGCTCTGCTCCGTCAGACCGGTGTTCTTTTCCAGCAGATTCGGCGTATCAATCATGTTGTAATATTGCAGCGTGTTCCCGTAGTTGGTCTTTCTGGGGTCAGAGTCCTTCATCTTCGTATAGTCATCCGCCATGTCCAGCAGCTGAGCATAGGTCGGCGTAGGTCTCTTATTTCCCGTGCTGCTCCTGCTGCCCGAAGAGCCGCCCGAGCTGCCGCTTCTCCGACCGCTGCCCGAAGAGCCGCTGTTGTTATTCTTATACAGCGCCGCGCTGTAGCTGCCCAGGATGCTCGGGTCAATGTTGTTTACCTTCAGCATATACTGCGCCAGCTCCGGGTGGCCGTCGTCCTGAACTCCTGCCGCCTGCGTCAATAGGCTCATCATGTCGCTCATCGACATTTCTTCCGTGTCGCCGGTATCCCAGTCATCAAAGATGCCGGCGTCCAGACCATACGGCTTCAGAATGCTGTTCAGGAAATCCGTGCTTGCCCCCTCTTTGTGGTACTGCGCCGCTTGAGCAACGGCCGACAACTTGTCCTGTTCCTTCTGTCGGCTGAATCCCTTATAGGCATCGTATCCATTTACCAATGCGCCGCCGATGTTCATGACCGTGTCTAACAGGTTGCTCCAAAAACTGCTCTTCTCCTGCGCCGCCTGATCTGCCCGGCTCTTCTTGTAGTCCCGCCAGTCCTGTGCATTGGCCACGGCTCCCTGATGCTCCGCCGCCTCGAGACTGTCCTGATTCTGCAGCGCACTCAGCAGCCCCGAGAGGCCGTTCTGCTTCAGCTGGTACAGAGTCAGGGCCTTGTCCCGCAGCCCGGCCAGCCCGCTGTCCACGTTGGCCATGGCCTGCTGGTAGCCCTGCTGGGCCACA